TTAGCAAATGTTACAGCGGCAGTTGTTGCTTGCGCATCAGTCTTACCCACGATACCTGCCTTATCGACAGATGTTATTACTACACAGTCTTTTCGTGCTTCTGCTATAGATACCAGATCATTCACAACAGTTGCACCGTCACCGGCAGAACCATGTTGTGGAGCAATCAAGAAGTCAATCTCAGTCTGAAGTTTATCTTCAAACAGATCATAACCCTTTCCGATATCTCCAGTACCTAGTGCGGCACTTTCGTCACCAGAACCAAGGTTGCTAGTACGCACGGCATCAGGAAGATCAGTTGCATTTCCTACCCCATATTCAACAGGAGAAGAAACATCAGTAGAGGATCCCCAAGTAGCACCAACGTTACTGTAAGAAGAACCAAATGCTGAGTCATCACCGAAGTAACCATTCCAGATATATTGAGATTGTCCATTCAATACGTCAGAGATATAGTTAGGTGAGTTGTCTGAAGTTACAGCACCTTTAGCAACAGAGAGGTATTCAAACGTCTCTAGTACAGATCCGGGAGTTCCAGAGATAGCACCAGTACGGTCAATTACAGCAACGTGGACTTCATCGTTAGTACCGCCATTAGCAAGAGCGTAAGCACTTGTTCCCGGTTTCCCATCAAATTGTCCTGCGTATGCCCAACCATTGACGTGACCAGATCCATCGCTTTGCTTATTGAAGTGATCAAAAGCAGAATCAGCAGGACAGAAAGATACAGTCAAAGCATTACCTAAAGCACCGGGATATTTAGCAACCCAAGTACCAGTAGAGATCTTTGAGGCACCTTCACCGACAGCAGACGATACAGTGTTATCCCAATGAGAAAGGTTGTTCACAGTAGCAGAGTCAGAAGTCAATGGTACTAATGCGTTGTGTGCGTTAGATCCACCGTTGTTCTCTCGAACGACTTGTAGTGTTTGTGAGTATTTAAGAAAGTACGCGGCAGAGTGAAAATCTACCGAGTTCGTGTCGTTAGGTGCCGCAAAAGTACTAACTAATCCTGTTTCATCAGCAATTAGTGTTCTTTGGTGTACGGGGCCCCAACGGAAGTTTCCTACAAAACCACCACCAGATGATCCGACTGCAGGCACAATTGCCGTCTTGTCGATTTCACTGATATTGATTGCAGGAGATGATGGTTTAACAGCCATAACATTTTCCTTTAGTTTCGTTAACGAATAATACGGTTATCATAATACGTTTATGTTCAATAGTTTTATTTATAAGAATAGTTATTTACAGAATAAGACACTGTTACTTCCTCAGTTCCTTCATCCACTCCTTGTGTTTGTTCTTCTCTTCTTCCCACCATCCCTCATCAAAGTCATGTTTATACATCCTCAGTCGAGCATCGGTCTTCTTAGCAATTACGAATGCTTGCTCTAGCAGTTGTATTACTTCTGCCTGAACATCTTTCTCAACCAGACTCTCTGGTTTGTCTAAGATCTTGTGGTATATCAATCTGTGTATATCGCATATAGTATAGGTTCCTCTGCTACGATCACTCACACCATGACTATGTTTCTTGGCATACTCCTCTAGATTATCTTCTGTCCAAAGATCGGGATTGTCCTGTGCCAAGTACTTGGGGTCTATCTTATCTTTGGGTATTAATAGATCGTCACTCATATTCCCTCCGGATACATTTGTTTGATGGTTGGTATAATGTTTCGTTTCCTACCTGCGCAGAAGTGCATGATAGAAGCATTAGGTAGTGAGTCTTCGGGTTGGTTACAGAACTTCTTGTCGTGCCTGTCATGTTCTCGAAACTTCAGTTTAGAAAGGTCATCTCCTTCGCATCGCATACAGATCTCTTCGACTGTCTTGCCGTCAAGTATACCTGATCTATGTAGGAGGTAGTGTAGGATGATCTCATCTCCGGGATGTTTATCCTTTAGTGATAATACAAACAAGTTATGATCCCAATGTTTTCTTAACTCTACTCTCTGGTTCCGATTCAACTTGATCCAGTTACCAAAGAATATGTGTGCCCCTTCTTTGTATAAAGCAGGTGCGGCATTGTATGTTCTACTGCGGTGTGGTTCTCCTGTCACGGCATTGAGCGCATTATGTCCACCCATTGCCCTGTCGTGTAGTACACCAATCTCTGGTCTGTCCCAGAAACTTTCATGTTCGGGTGTGGCGATAGTGTCCATGTCAATCATACACACTTGATCGTACTTGTCATACTTCTCTTGAAGCATACAAAGTTTCTGTGGTGTGAACCCCAACTCCTCTCCCATAGGAAAGTCAAGGACTAGTTCATACTCTGCGCCTGTGGCATGGGCATACTTGCGCATCGTCTTCTCTGCTTGGTTTGCCCACTCAGGCATTGTCCCTGCGAAGTGTTGTAGTATTATGTTCAAAGAATTCCTGCCATGAGCATACTATAGTAGTTCTCTATCTTCTCTCGCTTTGGCCCTTCGGGTTTGATCTTGGTACGGACGTGAATCATCCCTGCTTGGTGGTTAGGTAGATAACTATCTTGTTGCCACATAGGATCAGCATCTTTCCATTGACACTTGCTTCTATAGAACAACTCTGACATAATACCCTCATCCTCATACTTGTAAGGTTGATTGTATCTATCCATCCACTCATCATTGTCTGGGATCGCAGACCGAAGTTTCTGTCTCTGTTCGCGAGTCAGTTTATAGAATGCTCCACCCCAGTAACCAGTGTCCTCATCAATGCGACCTTCTAATACAAGTTTGTTCTTCAGATTCTTCTGTATTATACCTGCCGCGAACCCTACTCCCTCTGCCTTAAAGACATTGAGTCTGAGGTTCTTTGTAACAAACATATCAATGTCCAACATCAATACGTCATCGTATTCGTCCCACTTCTCATCTAGGATATGTACTTTCTGACAGGGGGGTGTGAGGTGTTCTCTAAAGACCTGACCTTCCACGAACTGATACTCGACACCTATGCGTTCAGCATATGCGGAGATGTTCTCTACGGAGAGTTTATCTAGTGGTCTTAGTTTACCTGTGAAGTGTTGTAGTATAATGTTTCTCATAATAATAACTCTCGTGTATCTTGCCAAGTACTAACCGAAAATACTTGGTTGGGGTTTAACTTACTGGAGATAGGATAATCATTCCCTTCTGGATCTGTACGATCTCCGTAAAACTTTATCTGTTCGGTAGTAGCAAACTCTCTTAGGATCTGTTCCTTATTGTATCCTTTAGGGAATATATCAATACCAGTCTCTCCACCTACATCTACTTGTAATGTCGGAAACTTCTCATTCAGTTCTTTGGCAATCTTGGCGCGTTCTTTAGTTTGGCAGTCATACTCATAGTAATGTGTCCGTTCGGTCTGGGTCGCATTACGACCAACAACACTAAAATTACACATACCTGTTCTGTCTTCGAGGTGTATTCCTGTGCGTACTGGGTATGCGCTCATCTCTAGTTTTGTTAACAAGAATGATCTAACTTCTTCGGGTAGTTGCCAGACGCTAGAAAGTATTCTATTATCTTTCATCCAAACGTCATTGCCACTACAGTTGAACACTTTAATACAAGCATTATAAACGGCACTGCCTACTTGCTCTAGTGTCTTCGCTCTATCACTTCCTGTAACTAAGAACACTCTGTGAGTATTTGCGAATGCGATGAACTCTTCTTCGAAGCAAGGATCCATAGTTCCTCTGCTTGGAGTGAGTGTTCCGTCTACATCAAATATGTAATCATGTATCATAATATTCCTTGACATAATGTAATTCTTCTGCTATAATAAGACAATCGTCTGACACCGGATAATATATTAATATTACCAATCACGATCACCTGTAGTATCGCCTATATCGTGCCATCCACCTTGCCAATTATTATCTGTCTCTTCTATATAGGAAGATCCGTCATCGATGAATCCGAAGGGTACCACGTCATCACTGATCGCTTGTGTTCTTTCCTCGAACATCATTTGTTTAAGGTTGATGTCTGTCATATCTGCGAAGAACTGCGTAGACACAAAGTATCCAAACATTACTAGGTTCATCATCAAGTCATCATGGTTGTTATCAGATGCTTCGTATGACTGACCCTTACCTACAAAGGTAGAGATCTCTAGTATGGTGTTCTCATCATAGACTCGCAGTTTCTGCTCTTCGATGATATCCTTGATAGCAGAACAACCCAGTCTCTTAACCTTGCGGTTCATCTCAATGCCTAGTGCGTTTGCCTTAGTTGCGCTAGATACATGGAGGTTCTCATACTCTAGTTCGTAGTATAATCCATTACAAACCACACCACCTTGATCATTTGCCTCAACTACTACCCATGCCTCATTGTAGAGATTCGCATACTTATATATAATGTTAGGAAAGAGCAATGGAGAGATACTATTGTTTCTATAGACCGCAACTTGTTTGAACGGTCTTTCGGAGATATCTATGACGTTGAACGTCGAATAATCCTGCCCTCTTCCCTTACTCACATCTACCGTCATAATATATTCATGTTCGGGTTGTGGTTCGCTATAGATTAAACAGTCCCCTGATTCTAAAACAAGATGGGGTGCTTGACCGCGTAATCCCATCAGTGTCTCTGCGTTGATCAGAGTATCTCCAGTACCAAAGAAAGTATTACCGAATTCCTGATCGAACTGTAACGAAGATGTGTTAGCAATAGTTTGCTTCTTCCATGCTTCGTCACGTCCCGGAACATCCCACCAGTCCACACGGAACGGTTTGTATTCATTGACACCCTGTACGGCACCTGTCCAGATCTTCTCGAATTGATTACCTACACCGTTAGCAGTAGATGTAATGATTACCTTTGTATCAATGCCCGAAGAGACAACAGGATACGTTGAAGTATAGAACTCAGCCGCCTTTTCAACAAAAGCAAACTCATCAAGAAAAAGTAGATTAACAGACATACCACGAATAGAAGAACCAGAAGTAGCCGCGGCAATGATTCTAGAATTGTTGCTGAACTCAATTGATCCTTTGTTGAGTGCTTTACATCCCGGTTGAAGGAAGAAAGGAAGGTTCTCCAACATGAGCGTAACTCGCGCAAGCATCTCTCGTGCAGTGGCACCTTTGTTTGCGAGGATTGCAATTGTTTTCTCTGGGTGGAAGAGTGAGTACCATAGTAGATAACCCACACTACTAATAGACTTACCAGACTGCCGACAAGCAAGGACAATAGAGAACCTATTCTCGTCAAAGTGCTTGAACATATCCTCTTGATATGGGTATAGATCGAAATGCACCAGACCACGGTCAAGGTGTATTACCTTCACATAGTTCTTGCAAAAGTATACAGGGTCGTTCATGCATTTTTGATATTCTCTTAACTTATGTTTGTCCCATTGCTCTTCGACCCCATCTCTCTTTACTTGAGGGTTACCGAGATACGAGTCTTTAGTCTGTATCGTCATGGGGAATCACATTCTTTTCATTCTGTAGAAAACGTTGAAGTTCAGTAGTAGATCCAAGGAATACATTATTGTTGGTTGTTCCTCCTTGCGGAAGAGCAGGTAGGTCTGCCTTGTTGATCTCTTTGTGCTTCTTATTGAGATCCATCAACTTGTCGTTGACATCAGAGATATTCTTAATCATACCAGACAGAACCTCAAAGGCACGAGGATGCTCACTCTCACGAGCGACCTCGATCATCAACTCCAAAGACTCACGTCCCTTTTCTATAAGGTCGTAGTAAGTATCTCTGCTCTGATCATAATCTTGTTGGATCTTCTCTTCTTCGGTCATACTAATATATTCACCAATGTACCTTTTCTAGAGTGCCTGTACCCATACTTGTATTTTATGTAACGAGCATAGTTTTTAACTAGCACTGTCAAGGTATGTTAAGTTAAACCCATAGTCACTATCAACAGATATCCCATTAGGTGTGGGTGTAGTCCGTAGGCGTGTAAGGAAGACATCACTGTCTGCTCCTATATTATATAGGTTATTATTAACTTCGCGAATAATGTTCTTGTTGACCTGTGGCCCCATGAATGATATCTTCATACCAAACGCAAGTGTATAGATGATTGTTCTACGATCACCTACCGATCCCTCGAAGTCATCAGAGAAAGATACTGACTGTAACGTTACAGGGATATCTTCTTTGATCTCTGGGTAATCAGAAGAGAATGGTTTGACGGTCACTGTATACTGTGGGTTGAAGTAAGGTAATATTTGCTCAACCATTTGTAAGGCATCATCCTGACTCTTAGCATAGATGTTGACATCGAATGTCATATCATATGGCACGGAGGTAAAGAACTGAGCGCGTTGTGTAGTACTACCTGCTACTGCGGTAGAGAAATTATTAGTCTTGGGTAGTTGTCTTTGGGCATCATATGACATAGAAGTAATCTCAAATGACATACGAGGTAACTTCATCGCGACCCTACGTTCTGACTCTTCGCCAGATCTCATCTCTTCGAGTCTTTGTATGAAAGATCTCTTGGGTGCGTATGATAGAGGACACTTAACTTGGGAGATAACTTCTCCGTCCTTATTTGTTCTCAAAACATATATGTTATTAAACAAAGAACCGAATACCGATACGGCAGTCCTGACTCGTTTGTGATAGAAGTGTGTTCCAAACATTATTCCATGTCTCCGAATGGGTTACCTTCAGAGAAGTCTAAGAAGTCTGATTCAAAGTCATCAAAGAAATTATTCTGTGTAGTTCCACCTAATGTAGGAGAAACGTTGATTTCCATCAGTTCAGATACCAAAGTGGGTGCGTATGCCGCACTCGCACCAATCACCTGTTGGGTCTTCGAGAAGGTGTGTAATTTGCCGTCTGTCGCACCAACGTGTGCAAGGTATAGGGTATTATCACTATCTGACCAAGCAACAACTTCTCCCTTGATCGTATAAGAACTATTAGTCTGAGTTACTATTTCACCACGTTTGTATTGTCCACCTGTGTAGGGAGAACTAATAGTTACGGCAGGGGCAATATCATAATACAAACCTTGCTCGATCTGTAGTATAGAGTTAACCGTACCAGACGAATCTAAAACAGAGGATGCAGTAGCACCGACAGGATCAAAGTTATTTAGGTATGCGGTTGCACTATCAGATGTCCATGCGGCAGTCTGAGTTGCCAGATTAGTAGTACCTGCGGAGTCATATCGTGTTTCAATGATCTGTGCCTTGGTACCAACTCTTACTCGATACTCATCAACGAAACCTTGTAGTGCGTTCCAATCAACACCATCGACTGTTCTTGCGGCATCGGCACCTACCGAGAATCCATTAGCAGATACCCAATCCCAAGTAACTCCTGCGACATTGGCATCGTACTTCTTAACAAAGTCAAAGTAGATTACTAGGTTGTTTGTGCCAGATGCTCCAATAAGAATATGGTGCCACGTTCCTGCTTCAAACAAGATATCATTATTGGTGAGTGTATCAATACCACCACCGTTATTATTACCACGAGAGTATACTAACTGTCCTGTGTTACCAACACCCCAGAAGTATGTCTTGTCATTTTGACCACTACCACCAGTCTCAAAGAAGATTGCTTGGGTACCTGAAGCAGGTAATGTATTTATATACACCCATGCTTCGACACTACCATTGACGTGGGTCTGTGTGTATGATGCTTCAACACCACGACCTTTGGTTACGTCCAAAGAACCTGTACCAAACTTCTTGTTGTTTCCCGGTGGGGATGCTATTGTAACAGTGGGAGCAGTGTTATAACCTTTACCACTATTCTCCAGAGTTAATCCATATACTCTACCGTTATCATCAATTAATGATGAGGCAGTGGCATTAGCATTCACTGCGCTTGCCATATTCAGTTTATACTGATAAGCACCCTCTAGTTCAATGTCATCGATCTCATCGATACCAACATCAAAGTCTTCGTCATTGTATTCGAACAACTCACATTGTAGACGGAAGGTAGGTAACTGGTTCAATTGATAGAACGGAGTTTCTGTCTCGACCTTAAAGATCTCGAACATAGACTTAGAGAATGGAATGTATATTACATCACCCTCTCTAGGACGGAAGTTATATGAATCTAGTTTGTCACCGATCAGAGACTTCCAACGTCTACGAGCAGTAACGAAGGTTGCTTGGTCACGAAGTTCAACACCGAACTTAGAGAAGAGATCTCCCTCACCCCCAAACCCATCAACGTTCTCAACATACATCTCTATCTTATACGCATCACTAAAGTGTGACGGCACATCGTCCATGAAGACTTTATCTACATTGACTAGTTCACGAGGTAAATAATAGACATCCTGACCATAGAACTTTAAAGACTCAATTACGAGATCTTCATATAAGTTCTGTTCAGGACGGAATCCACCAGATGATACCCAAGGGTTAGTTGCCATTAATTTATCCTATGAAGAACATTGGGCCAACGTCTTCTTCTTCTCTAAACTTGACCATTAATTGTTCGATCTCTGCCGAGGCATCATCGTATATCTGTCTGCCGTTGATTACAACACCACCCGGAAGTTGCATACCTTCGAACTTAGACATATTCTGTCCCCACTGTTTCTTGATCAATGCGATTGTATATGCTTTGAGAAACTTGTGGTTCCATAAAGAATTCAAGGGAGAGTTTGCGGCAACTCCGGGATCTCGATCACCATAGACTTCTAGTATTACATAGTTACCAAGAAGGAACTCTGACATATCGTGATGAATATGTACACGGTCTGCTTGCCGGTCAAAGGTGATCTGTGGTTCCCCACTTAGTTTCATATCAAGTAATGATAGATGTTGTTCCATTTGTTCGTAGTAACCAAGGTCTGCGGTAGCAGATCCTAACATATGTATATCATTCACTCGCATTTGATATTTGATGTCAAAGAAGTTAGTAGACGCGTGGGCACTGTTAACACGGAACATACGGATAACAGATATCACATCTTCGGTTAGGTCAATGTATTTATTGTCAAGGTTTGCCTGTGTGATCTGGTGCTTAATGTAGAATCGTCTCTTTCCATCAGGATGCATTTCACGGAACCACTGTAATGCTTCGTCTACGCGATCTTCGACTTGTTCGTCTGCCACGTTGATTTCGAGTACGGGCGCACCCAATGATCGAAAGCAGTAGTCGATTAGTTCGTCTCTAGTGTCTGGTGATGCCATGTTCTTTACCTTAGTTTAATAATGATCCACTGGAATTGTAGACATTAATTCTGTAATGTGATCCCTGTTCTCCATCAAGTGTATCTGCGTTCAGTCCACTTGAGTTTGTATCAACTGTCTTTAGTGCGGACAATATTTCTGCGGCACTTGAGTATGTCTCACTGAATGACAACTGACCAGACCCACTATCATATGCGAGGTCACCTGCCACATTAATCTGATTTCGTATATTGGCAGTTGTGACCTTTGCATAGGTCATTGCACCACTAGTACTATTATACGATAGTCCACCAAACCCAGTGCCAGAAGTTGTGCCGCTTATGGCACCTCTTGCTCTTGCAGTAGTGTGGTAGAGGTTAGTGTTCTCAGTTAGGTCGGCAGTAGTGTGGTTAGATATATCTGATACTGTACCAGTTACGTTACCTGTAATATTACCTGCAAAACTAGATGCCGCTAATGGTTTGTTAAAATCAAAACGAGTATTACCGTGATCCCACTTGAGTAGAGGTTTAGTACCCGAACTCCAAGCACCGAATGTTATACCTGCTCCGTCTGTCAATGCACTAGTAGTAGCACTGTCTGCAATGACAATGTTCTTATCGGTTACTGTCAGATTAGTAGTTGCAATGTCTGTCAGTGAACCAGTGATTGTTAAGTTACCAGATACAACCAAGTCATTGAATACTACGTCATCTGTAGTTGCGACTGCCTGACCAATACTGATTGCACCGTTACTGTATGTAACACCAGTACCACCAGAGAACATTCCCTTAATGTTACCAGAGTCAATTTGAATATCGTTTGCGTTTACGGTGATACCCTTACCACCGATAACATTCAGAGTTCGAGTCGAGGCAATAGTACCACCACCTGTCAAACCTGTACCTGCGGTTATTGTTACACCACTGTGATCAATGTGTTCGTTTGCTACGAATCCACTTAGGTTATCGTGAACGATATCTCCGTCTGTAGTCTTTATAACACCTGTACCACTAGTATATGTGATACCAGTTCCACCAGATAACTTACCACGAACCTGTGCGTCTGTAATACCGCTGTATGTAATTACACCAGTACTTGCGTTATATGAAAGAGTACCATCTCCTGCGGCATCACTGACGCTAATTGCCGCCCTTGCTCTTGCGGTGGTATGGTAAAGGTTGGTTCCTTCGGATAGATCTGAGGTTGACTTCTCTGTAAAGTCTGAATCGAAACCACCATAGGTAGTCTCAGAAATTGTTATCACACCATTAGAATTATTATATGCGAGTCCTGCGCCAGAGACACTAATCGCCTCTCTTGCGTCTGTTTCTACTCGTGCCGCTGTATAGTATTTGTTAGTACCTTCAGATAGATCTGAGGTAGAGAATGACGATAGTCCAATACGAGCATTGAAAGATCCACCGTCTGCGGTAGATACATTTATTGTTGCGTCAGACGAATCGAAGGTGACACCACTCACACCTGCAACTGTACGAGAAGTAGCAGAGTCAATCTGACCCTGTTCATTAACGGAGAATACAGGAATTTGTGTGGAAGATCCGTAGGTTGCGGCAGTCACACCAGTCTTACTTACATTAAGAGTACCTTCGATATTTTCTATACCAGTACCACCCACAATCTCTGTGAGTGTCTTAATGGAGTTGTTTCCTGCGGAGTCGGTTCTCTTAAAGAACAGTCTTCCATCGTTGGTGTTGATTGCGATCTCGCCAAGTTCAACATTACCAACGGCAGGAGTCTTGCCCTTTACCGCACTTCTTTTGACTTTAAGTAAAGTCGTAGACATATGTCACCTTTATATTAACCCCCTTATAT